TTAAAACCAATTGTTAGTAGACAATGGTTTAAAAACACTTGACTGGTTTGCTTTTGATTTTTGTTGAGTATTAGAAACAATTTCTGACTGTGCTCCAATCTTTTGTTGGGCTATGGCATTGCGTTCTGCTTCGGAACTATTGGATGACAAAGCACTTTCTTGTAACTCAAATTGAGACGTGACCTTGTTCATCTCACTTGCTAACTGCCCCTGCTCCACTTGGAGTTTATCTAATTGTTGAGCCGCTGAACTACTAGCTCGACCGTGATTCTCAAGTGTTGATGACACATCAGCTAACTTAGTTTCATAGGAGGTTAGCAGCCTTTGAGTAGTTTCCACCTCACGTTGAAAGGCACGGTACTGGTCTGCACCAATGTTACCCGCCTTAAACTGGGTTTCAACCTGCGCTTGTGCTTGCCTTAATGTCGCAAGCTTTTCTCGAGTTGTTTCAACTTGTTTAGCTAATACTTCCTGCTTTTGAGTAAGGAGGGTGACATTGCCTGTATCAAACTTGAGAGCCTTATCAATCTGTCTTAATTCTTTGGTAGCTTCAGATGCTTGTTTGTTCACACCCTTTAGGGCATCTTGTAAGGGTTGGGTATCGCCACCAATTTCAATTGTAATCCCCTTTATGTTTCCAGCCATAGTCCCTCCTTTCTACCATCAGAAATTATCAAAATCAGCTTGAGTTGCTGGGCGTGTTTGAGAAGTTTCCCGTGTACGCATCTCCACATAGTCTGTTTGGTAGTCAAGTGCCATCCCAATAGAGATATGTTTTAAATCGTCAATGGTCAGACCAGTCTCCTTACAACAGGAGAAATAACTCTCTACTGTGAAGATTTCCTCACTCGCTGTTTCTGTTTCATCTGCTTTTTTCTGGTTGACATCCCTTGGTTCAACATATTCATCAAGACAGGGGCTACTTCCTGCACTGGAAATTCTTCCATCTCCATATAAAAATCCACAAATGGTTTCACTCGTGGATTGGCAGATTTGGCAAAGACCCAAAAAATCCGATGGAAAAATGTCATATCGAAATCAGACAGAATAGAAACATCAATATGATGTGCCTGTAAATCTTCTCCTTCTTCCAACTGGTCTAGCTTATCCAAGATAGCTTGACTATTGACCATAGAAAAGAGATCTTGGAAATAGTCCTTACCAAACTGCTCTTTATAAGCAATTGGTGTGTAGGCATTGGTTGCTAACTCGTAGGTCGTGCCTGCTATGGTAATACTTTCTCTCATGGCCTACTCCTTACTTACGAGGTTCAAAAACTGCCTTGAACCAATTTTGACGAATCTCATCACTCGTTTCCTCTGTTGTTCGTCGACGTACAACCTTATCGAGTGGGCGAGGACTGGCAGTAAAGGTCAACTCTACCTCATTGATATCCGAACCAGACTTGGTTTTTGAACCAACAGTCGGACGAGATGCGTAACAATAATACAAAACGTGTAATGTTTCTTTTTTATCCCCTTCAAAACGGAACATCAACGCAAAATTTTTCTTCTCGCTGTTTGCGATTTCTGAGATGGTATTTGTCGTCGCATCCAACTGTTCTCCAAGGACTCGAGTCAAAAATTCCTGCGTTAGAAGAGCAACTTTTAGTGTTCCTTCATAACCATCGTTTGACTCCGTTGTATAAAAATTGATATTGTCTGCCTTATAAGAACCCTTGTCTCCTGTTGGTTCAAGGGTTAATTCTGCAGCACCACGAAGTCGTTCCACATTGCCATATGTCAACGTACCATCAGAACCTTCGCTTGTAACTTCCGCCCAATGGACATCTTGTAGTCCAAAGGTGACCTTATTCTTTTCAGCCATATTATCCTCCTTGTAATGTAATGTAATAGGTTATTTGATAGAGTTTCTCAGATGAGATATAGGTCTCTACTTTTTCAAAATAAATAAGGTGGCTGTCAAATAATGACTCCACCTTTTGTTCAGTTGCTAAATCTTTCTTAGTAGTATAGAGTTCCACTTGCAGATTATTTTGCTTATGATAGGTCCAATTGTCTGCACCATGATTATCTGAATCAGTTACCAAATAAACTAGATACGGTGGTCTTGGACGACTCCCCTCCTCAAAATGATGGTAGGCAAGAGGAAACTGTAATTCTTTGAGAATGGCGTACAATTCGCTCAGTAACATGTCCTATCACACTCGCTTTCTCAGCTTTTCTTCTAAGGATTGTATCGCTTGTTTCTCAACAGGTGCGATATGCTTTATCCCCTCAACTCGCCCACCAAAGCTTTTGGCATGACCATTTTCTAATAGGTGCGTCAGGCCTGGTGTTCGATTATGAATGGTTTTGGTTAGACCTGTACTGGTATCAATCGTTGCTTTACTCTTCCACCCTTTGGCATAAGATCCACTCGTTCTAGGTGACGTTGCTTTCAAGGTTTCGATGGATTCCTCAGTGACTTCCTCTACAACTTCACGCATCACCTCTGTAGTACCCACTACAAACTCCGCCAGCTCATTTGCGATGGCAGTTTCTAGTGCATCTAGTTCAATTCTAGTCATAACTCTCCTCCCTAATGGCGACGATGTAAATCAGTTGTCGTGGCACTGTATCTCCATCAATAGACTCAATCTCATAGGTTTGTCCCCGAAATTGAATACGAGTCGTTAAGGAATAAAGTCCAAGAATTGCCTTTTCATACCTGAGGGTGAACTGGACTTTCTCTTGTTCCAGTTTCGTCACACTCCCATCCCTTTCGGTCAAGGTGAGAGGACGACAAGAGCACCACCGGTCAAATAAAGGCATCCATGTCGAAGTTTCATTGCCAATATCATCTTGAACAATCTGTCGAATCTGAAATGACAAGCGTTCCCTCAACGGTGCAATCTTCATCAGAACACATCCTTTCGTTCGGCCAACAACAAATGATAGAGGGTCACTTTCAACTCCTTATGATTGGCATCTTCTCTGTGTTCATAAAGATAGGCAACCCCATATAGGATTGCCGTCTTTAGAACATCTGAATACGTCGATTGACGCAGAATATCTTCACAGAGTTGTTTACTAGTTTCAAGCAACTGCTCAATCAGTCCATCCTCATCATCGTGTTCCACTTTGAGATACTGTTTTGCTTCTGCTAAACTAACCATGACTACTTAGCCTTTACTGTTAGTGTCTTCACGGCTTCAGGTAGGACTAACTTGCCATCAACACGTTGTGAAGCAAGAAAGCCAATCTGTCCATTATTGGCATAGAGTTCGTTCAAACGTTTGAAGGTACGACCTTGACGGTCCGCAATCCAATAATATGAGAAATCACCAAATGCAATGGCTTTGTTTCCTGCTTCAGGTAGTGGGGCAAAGGTTGATGTATAATATGGTCGATTTAGAATCAAATCTGGTTGTCCAGCCTGAGTGGATGGCTGCCAAATGTAATTACCGTTGTTGTCCTTGAGTTTACGGATAGCTTTGACAGTCGTATCATGTAAAATCCAAACTGCGTTCTTACGGTATGGGGCAGGGAGAGAATGATACAGTTCAATCATGTCGTCAAAGGAAATATCCTTTGTAGCAGTTGTTGGACCAGTTACATCTGCCTGCGTAAAGATTCCAGTTGGTTTCTTAGAACCATCACCAATCAAGAATGCTTTTTCTTCTTCCGTTCCAATACGACGAGCAAATTCAGCTGTCATATAGGATTCAAGGTCGAAGACTGAATCGTTAAGCAACTCTTCTGAAATACGAATGGCAGTCCCAATCTTATGAGAGTCTAGTGTCACCTGACCAAAGGTTTCTTCTGTTTCTGGATAAAGACCATTTTCATCCATCCATGATGCTGAACCATGTCCAGTAACAACAGGAATCTTACGCTCACCACTGGAGGTTTTGATGACAGTCGCAAGGCTACGGAAGAAATTCTCTTCTTGTAATCCTTGAACCAATTTCTTCTCATACTCATCAGGAACAAGATGACCACCTTCGGTATCTTCTCCTACTCGAAGGACGTCTTTAACATCAAAGAAGTGACGCTTACGGACACTTGTCCAAAATGTCTTGGCATAGCTATCTGAAGCCACACCTTTCTTTTCCTCTTCAGAAGTCTTGTCATTCAAAACTGTAGTGGGCTGCCCAATTAGAGCCTGTGATGCTGGTTGAGAAAGTTCAAGGTCAATCTTTTCTTGTCGCTCCAATCGAGCAATCTCTTGATTGTAGAGGTTAATTTTTGCTTCCATATCATCATAGCGTTTGGAATCTTCCTCTGACACCAATCCGTCTTCTGAGCGAACAGTGTCAAGGAAGGTTTTTGCTTGGTTCCAAGCTTGGTTACGTTTTTCTTTCAATTCAAGTAATTTAGACATGAGTTCATATTCCTTTCATTATTTGAGCAAATTCAATCGTTTTTCCAACTGATTGATAGGGATTGTTTTAGTTGGTTGTTGGACTTCAAGTTTCGCCTGCATTTTTACAAGTAAATCTTGTTGTGCAGTATTTCGACTGAAAGAATAACTCTCGGTGTCCATTCCATGTTCCTCTTGTTTGTCAAAGAGAATCTTGTCCGCAAAGCCTAGTTCAACAGCCTTTTTGGCATTGAACCAAGACTCTGAGTCCATGAGGTGCGAGAGTTTGGTTCTTGAAAGTCCTGTTCTCAGTTCATAGGCATTGATGATGGATTCCTTAATTTCTCCCAACATTTCAATGACCTTCTGCATGTCCTTGGCTTCACCTTGTGCTATAGTCCAAGGGTTGTGAATCATCATCATGGCAACTGGACTCATAGAGACCGTTGTACCTGCCATGGCAATGACACTAGCAGCACTTGCGGCTAATCCATCAATCACTACATGGACATCACCTTTGTAATCCATCAGCATGTTGTAGATTTGAGCAGCCGCAAAAACATCACCCCCTGGACTATTAATCCAGAGAGTGATGTCTCCGTTTCCTGCATGTAAATCATTTTTAAATACCTGTGGCGTAACTTCATCGCCAAACCACGTCTCATCAGCAATCTGCCCCTCTATTCGAAGAGTTCGACCACTATCATCTTCTGTAAAATTCCAAAACTTATGCATCCATATCCTCCTCAGATTGAGCTTCTTGTTCTGACGGTACTTGTTTCATAAAGCCACCTGCATCCTTCAGTTTCGTCATGTTTCCATTTATCAAGTAGAGATTACCTCCTTCCTCATCTGAAAGGAGGTTTAAATCCTCAAGTTCACGAATATCATTTGTCGATAGCCAGCCATTTTGTCTCCCAATCGCATAGCCATTCATTCGACTCTGATAATCACCACGAAGAAGACCATCCACATTAAACTTCACAAAGTAGGTTTTCTTTTCTTCAGGTAAAAAAAGAGACCTCTTGAAAGCCTGTTCGAGACGAACTACCCAAGGGTCTAAGGTATATTTAACAAATTCTAGAGATTGTTGCTCAATGTTTGAAAATGAGGATTTCTCCAAGTCGCCAACCATATGAGGTGGAATTCGGTAGAGTCTTGCAATTTCATTGATTTGGAATTTTCTTGTCTGAAGAAACTGGGCTTCTTCAGGTGGAATGCCTACTTGAGTGTATTTCATCCCTTCCTCAAGAACTGCCACTTTATGGGCATTGGTTACCCCATTGTAGACTGCATTCCATGAATCTCTCACTCGTTTGGGATCTTTGAGAATACCTGGGTGTTCCAAAACTCCTCCTGGATTTGCACCATTTTTAAAGAATGATGCACCATAGTTTTCCGTAGCCAAGGTCATACCGATAGCATTTTTTGCAAGGGCAATTGGAGAATAGCCAATCAATCCATCAAAACCCAGACCAGGTACATGAAGAACATCTTCTGCTTTCAAAATAGCATCACCCTTTTCCTTAAAGTTTGGATTTTCCTCTGACTGACGCTTGTATTTGTAGTAGAGCTTTCCACTATCGTCACGATGAACAGACATCTTATCTGGTAAGAGTGGGTAAAGACTGATAACCTGTCCACTCCTATCTCGAATAATCTGGACATAGGCATTGCCCCATATCAGTAGATGGGTCATCAAGGTTTCTCTAAAGACAAAGGAGGACATCTCAGGGTTAGGTTCATCATGTAAGAGAAAATAAAGGGGATGATCCACCTTTTTCTCCTTTCCAGTTGCCGTTCTCTCATAAACATGAATGGGTAGTGAAGCAACTGCTTCAGCTAAGATACGGACACAAGCATAGACAGCTGTCGTCTGCATAGCTTTAAACTCATCCACATTCTCCCCACTGGTCGTTCGTCCAAACAGATATGAGAAGTCCTGACCTTCATAACTATTTCGTGGTTTATCTCTAGCACGCTTACGTCCCAGTAAATCTAGTAGTCCCATACTTCCTCCTTTTGAGTACGAAAAAAGCACCTCGATTGAAGTACTTATCGTTTGTTCTTAGATGTTTTTCATCTCTCCTTCTTCAAGAAGATACCATGTTCTATCACTTTCTTGAAGTTATATCCTCAATAAGAAAAGTTTTAATGATTCCGAATGTATTCTAAAATTGCATCATAATCTAATTCTGATGAAGCTACTCCAAGTCCTAGTTTCACTACTTCATCATCAGTCTGATTTAACACAATGCCATTTAATTCTAGGAAAATAATCATGACAAAAACTCCAATTCGCTTGTTCCCATCAAGGAAGGCATGATTATTAACTAGCGAATAACAAAGTCTAGCAGCCTTTTCTTCAATACTTGGATACTTCTCAACACCAAAATAAGTACTAAAAGCTGAAGATAGTGAAGATTCTATTAAACCAACATCCCTAACACCATCTAAACCCCCAGTAGCTTGAATTAACCTAGTGTGTAATTCAATAACCTGTTCAACAGTTAATACTTTCATTTTGCCAATTCCTTAAATGCATCAAGATGGCGTGATAAAACCGAAGTCGCAACTTCATCCAAAGTTGATTGTTCAACAACCGTAGGTGTTGCCTGTTCCTCTTTAATTAGACTCTGATAGTCCACTAATACATACTTTGGTGTGTTATTTTTCAAAATTACTGCAGTACCATTCGTATCGACCATACGAGCTACCTTAGAAAAGTTTTGATTTGCTTCAGAAATAGAGACTAAGTTTTCAATATTGATTTGCATGGTAATATCCTCCTTTTCTCTATTCTACCACTTTTTAGGATATATTCAACCTATTTAGGTTGTTTTCATCCTAAAAACTCAATATTCCACGTTCATCATACACACTTCCTTCATCAGTTTGATGACGAATACAACGGTCCAGTCCCATAATGAGTGCTACAATGCCGTCAATCTTCTCGACTGACTTTTCCTTATCAGGCTTGATATTACCAGCAGGGTCTTGTCTCATGACTACGTTTTGTCCCATCCATATGTTTTTCTACCTGAGAGAACATATCAAAGAGAAATTGGTAAAAGTCACTATCAGGCATGTTGTCATTGAGAATCTTTCCAGCTGTTTCTTCTACATCAACATTATAGGAAGAGTCTGTCACAACCAAATTTGCCTTTTTATCACCTAACAGTTGGTCATACGTTTCAGCTTTAGTTGAATCGCCACAAATCACTCGATGCTTACCAAGTTGCCAAATGTCCCCTCGTTTTGAGAAGGTTGGTTTCTTTAATTCCTCTTCTACATCAAAGTCATCATCTGATAGGTCTTTATCATGGACATTTGATAGGATGTCATCAATTTCTGGTGGTTCAAAACCAGTCAAGTCGAGGTTGAAATCAGCCTCCTGTAAATCTAAAAGCAAGTCCGCCAAAAGCTGGTCATCCCATTGACCGGTGATTTTGTTAAGGGCAATGTTCAGTGCCTTTTCATCTTCCTTAGATAAATCGACAATGACACATTTGGCAGTTTCATAGTCTAAGTCCTTCAATACAGTCAATCGTTGATGGCCACCAATAACCGTCAAATCTTTATTGACGATGATGGGGTCAACGTAGCCAAATTTGAGTAGGCTTTGCTTAATCTTTTCATACTCCTTGTCACCCTTTTTTAGTTTTTTTCGAGGATTGTATGAGGCTGGGTGTAGTTCAGACAATCGAATTTCTCTAATTTCCATTGTTGGTTGACTTGTCATTGGTTTCTCCTTTATAAAAGCGTGATTGGATGTAACACGAATGGCTACAATATTTTTTATTTGGATTGGCATAAGATAAAAATGACCTGCCACATTGTTGGCAGGTCAAATCTTCATATGCAGTTTTTGATTTGTCGTGTTCGTCAGAATGTGTTGTCCACCAAACCTTACGACACTTATCCGAACAGAACTTCTTTGGTCTTCCAGTTTTTTGGAACGATAATAGCTGATAACACTGTGGGCAACGAAGGCCATCATTCTGGTCGGCTTTTGCCATCTGCTTTGTCGCAGCACCATGACCAAGCAATGCTGGATTTCGTTTACAGTATTTCTTAACTGAATCTCTAGATAGACCTGTAGCCTTTCCGATGAATCCATAGCCAAGACCTTCTGCTCGCATTTTCCAGATTTGTTTGCGTTGACTTTCGTCCATTTGTTTTCCTTTCCAGCAAAAAAGGACTAAAAACAACTATTTTCTACATTGTTTCTAGCCTTTTTCACTATTTTATTACCAAAATGACATACTTAGAAACGCTACATCCCCACATTAGAAACGTGATAACGGTGGGAACGAACGTAATAATTGAGCGATTTTAATGTACCCACTTGCGAATTTTGCGAAATCGTACGTTTGAGGGGGCGTCGGTCTTAGTCTCCCAAGGGTTTAGAGATTCCATCCCCCCTCCCCCAAAGGGTTAAAAATTGGATACTATTGTAACGAAACTCCAAGACTAAAATCGATACGTATACTCCACATATCGGTCAGTCGTCATGGTCTTCCTATCATGACAAGACTTACAAAGTGCTTGCCAGTTTGATTGATTCCAAAAGAGTTCTTGGTCACCTCGGTGGGGTGTGATATGGTCAACCACTGTTGCTTTGGTTAATCGACCTTTGACTTTACATTCAACACAGAGTGGATGAACTTTTAAGTAACGAAGTCGTGCTTTATTCCACTGGGCATTGTATCCTTTGGCTTTGGTTGACTTGGCATCCAGTTGATGGTTTCCCTTATGGTTGTCACAATACTTGTGACCATAGGATACTAAGTTAGGACAACCATTTTGTTTACAAGGTGTGCTTGGTCTTCTTGGCATTTTACTTCTCCCAAGGAAGATTTTCTTTCGTGAAATGTCCGAAGCAAGATGTTTTGGTGTAGTCTACATTCAAGAGATGAAGTTCCTTAATGATACCTCGTGGTGTTAAATCATATCGCTCACGAATCATTCCTTCCAGTTGTTTTGTGGTGTAGCGACTGGTTCCAAAGGTTTCTACATACACCGATACAGGTTCTGCAACTCCAATGGCATAGGCTAATTGTACTTCACATCGTTTCGCATACCCTTCTCGTACAATATCCTTGGCAATCTTTCGTGCCATGTATGCTGCTGAGCGGTCAACCTTGCTTGGGTCTTTTCCAGAGAAAGCACCTCCACCATGATGTGCGAAACCACCGTAGGTATCCGCCACAATCTTACGTCCAGTCACTCCTGCATCCGCAAATGAGCCACCAAGAACAAATCGACCAGTTGGATTGACTAGAACTTTGAAATCTAGATTCTGACGGTAACGAAGTGCTACTGACATCATAGCTTCGGTCACAATTCGTTTCTCTTTGGCAAGGTCGGCCATTTCAGTATGTTGGATGGAAACTAAAAAGGTATCAATCCGATTCTTCTCATAGTCGTAGGAAACCTGAGCTTTGGCATCCTTTCCAAGTAAGGGGTGACCAAGCGACATCAGTTTCTCAAGAACTCGAGTTGCTAGAACATAAGGCAGTGGGAGGTACTCAGGTGTTTCATCAGTCGCATAACCAAACATCATTCCTTGGTCACCAGCACCACCATTATCAACACCTTGGGCAATATCAGAACTTTGGAGTCCAAGTAGGTTAGTTACCCGAACATTCTTCATACCAAGTGGCTCGACAACCTGGCGTACAATGTCCTCGAGATTAAAGAAATGTCTTGTCGAAATTTCACCAGCTACTACAATATGGTTATCCTTGATTAAGGTCTCAACTGCCACTCGACTTGATTTGTCAAACTTGAGACACTCCGTCAAAATGGCATCTGAAATCTGGTCACAGATTTTATCTGGGTGTCCAACTGAAACTTGTTCACTAGAAATAATCATAATTCCTCCACGCAAAAAGCCCAACCTTCACGAGGCTAGGCTTTGGTATATTTTACTGATTGTCGGCCTGCTTCGTAGGCTCTCTCCAATGCTCTTTTGATTCCCCAAACCGAAACATCGTAGAAATCGAGGTTGTCGCTCCAACGTTTTTCCAAGGTTTCTACAAAAAGTTCTTCTTTTGCAATTTCTGTCAAAAGGGCATTGAGTTTTTCATGTTGGCGTTTTGTCATGGTATTGTTCTCCTCTTCTTTTGTTGTGTACATATTAACTCTAAAAAGGAGATATATCCAGTCATTTCTGCATAAAATTAAAGATATTTTAAACAGTTAAAACCAGCAAAACCGCCTCAAGAATGGCTTCACGTTCTTCTGTTTCAGGATAGAGTTCCCATCCTCTGTCGTAAGAAACGATTGTTTCTTCAGCTACTTCAATATCTAATTTGAAAACACATCCAAGGTCAATTCCAACTTCTGAAGGTTGGGGACTAACCTTGGCAATGTAATCCACTTTTTGTCCTTGATAATCAATCCGTCCGTCAGTCCACATGGTTATTCTCCTTTGGTTTTTCTAGGTGTATATTACCCTATCAGCCAAAGAATATCCAGTCATTTGAGGGAGATTTTTATCTTTTTTGACATCTTAAGTATATCACAGGTCTAGGTTGAAAATCAGTACTAAACCAGTACAAATTTAGTGCTAATTTAGTACCAATTTAGTGCACTCAACCATCACTAGATAGGGATGTGATAATCTTCCACCTTAAGTTCAAGACTTTTTGAAGTCCAACGATAACACTTGCGTAATTGTTTTAGAATCTTACGCCTACGATAAGCAAGTGTTGAATGACTGATTTCATAAATCTCTTCTAGTTCAGTCCAACTCTTGCCTAAGTAAATTAAATCCTTGGCTAATGGCTTCAAATCCTCAGGTATTAGCTCCATAACGAACTCAAAGTAGTAAAGATCCATTTTTAAGCAGTAGTAGGTATTAAGCAAACTACTGAGGTACTCTTGATTTTCTTGTTCTTGTTTTTCTCTAAAACTAAGAGAAATCAGCTCACTACGACCATGGTTTTTACTTTTCTTGACCTTTTCATGCTCTGACTTCTCAAATACCAGTGACTGAATCACACTATTCTCTGAGATAGGTCGATAGTTGAGCAATTTCTCCTGAACTAAATGTAACTTCATTTTCATGTCACGATAGTTTTTAGCTATATATTCCACCTTATCCATCTGTTCCTCCTACTTGTGCTTTAACAGCTTCAATCAGCCGTTCTTGTTGTGCATCTTTGTTTTCTAGTGCCTTGAGAATTTCCTCATCAATCGTTCCTTCAGTCACAATGTGTTGAATAACAACTGTCTCAGCCTCCTGGCCTTGACGCCAAAGTCGTGCATTTGTTTGTTGGTATAGTTCCAATGACCACGTTAAACCAAACCAGACCAAGTGGTGACCACCTTTTTGGAGGTTCAACCCATGACCAGCTCCAGCTGGATGAAGTAAGCCAACTGGGACATTTCCCTTGTTCCATTCACGAATATCTTCTTCTGTTTTCAACACCCGACTCTTTACATTGAGTTTTTCTAAACGACCCAGAATCCGAGCTAAGTCATGTTTGAACCAATAAGCAACTAAGACAGGCTCTCCATTTGCGGATTCAAGGATATCTTCAAGGGCATCTAGTTTCTGTTCATGTAATGCCACAACCGTATGATCATCAGAATATACGGCTCCATTGGACAACTGAACTAATTTGTTCGTTAGGCTTGCAGCATTGGCAGCAGTTACTTCTAATCCATCCAACTCTGACAATACATACTCTTTCTTGAACTGACTATATTTTTCTTTTTCCTTTTCTGACATACGCACCAGTTTCTTGGTTGAAATCAATTCAGGCATGTCCAGATAGTCTAAGGCCTTCATAGAAATGGTAATATCACTAATCTTGTCTTGAATTTGACACTCCGCATAGTCCATGGGGATGTATTCATAAACAATGTTTCCGTTACGACGACCTTCTTCAAAGTAACGACTACGAAACTCACCGATGAAGCGACCAAGACGTTCTCCTCCGTCAATGACTTTAAACTCTGCGAACAAGTCCATTAACCCATTTGAGCTTGGAGTTCCTGTCAAACCAACGATACGTTTCATGTAAGGTCGCATAGCCATGAAGGCTTTGAAACGCTTGGACTGCCAAGACTTGAAAGAACTCAATTCATCAATCACTACCATATCCCACTTGAAATAGGGACTACATTGTTCCACCAGCCAAGGGAGGTTTTCACGATTGACGATATAGATATCCGCATCTTTCTGGAGAGCTACTTTTCGTTGCTTGGGAGTTCCCACAATTTTCGAATACCGTAAGTGACGCAACTCAGCCCATTGCTCAATCTCATCACTCCAGACAGTATTTGCGACGCGCAGTGGGGCAATAACCAAAACCTTTGTGACTTCAAATCGGTCAAACATCAATTCATTCACTGCAGACAAGGTTGTTGCCGTCTTTCCCATCCCCATGTCTAATATGACTGCTGCATAAGGGTGACCTATGATGAAGTCCTTGGCGACTACCTGATAGTTATGTAATGTCAATTTCATCTAGCACTTCTCCAATCATCTCAATGCGGTCAATCACATAAACCTTGAAACCTAACCGTGCGAACAGTTTATGCCTTGACACTTGTAACTCCCTTGGCTTTTGGTCAGGAGACTTCACTTCCACCAAGCCAAACTTGCCCTTGGGTAAAAACACTAGCCTGTCTGGTACACCAGAAAAAGATGGAGATACCCATTTAGGACAAATCCCTCCACGCTTTTTCACTTCACTCACTAACTTCTGTTCTACAATTTTTTCTCGCATAATAAATCCTCTCGTCAAAACATCGCCAAGGAAAAAGTGTATCTCACGATAGTCAGTTACATTACTTTCCTATATCTCTTTTATCTTTTTTATTTTTTCTTATATCTAAGTTATAGAAAAGACCTACTAAACCTGCACTTTAAATCTTCCTATGGCAACTTTTGTATGTGACATTCTCGACATGCACTTTTTAACTCCAGTGAAAGTCGTGACAGTTTTGTATAAACTTTTCTCTTCACTAAAAACATCAACTTTCAGCTACTCTGATAATCACTCTGTGACTTAACTATCACGACATGCACTAACACCTCCTATTGCTAGAGGCAACTTGCACTGATTTACACTGTTAATCAAGGAAATCATCATCTAATTTCAACTGTAAACCTTTCACTATAACACCTTTGTTTGTTCTTTTTTTGGTGAAACCAGCATTCGCAAGAGCTGTGTAAAAATCCGTTGTGCTGCGCGTGTACTCATTGATACCAGCACAATAAGCTCGATAAGCTGAGTAAAGTTCTCCTGATTTCTCAGTTAATTGGTCGCCGATTTCACAACAATCACCAAGAAACTGACCCATCCAATCATTAGCTTCTCGATAGGCAGACACAGATTGAGCAACAACCTTTGGCAGAGTTAACTTGAAATTGGCATTGATTGCTTTCTCTGCACCTTCAATAATCCATGACATAATTGCCTCGGATGCTTCCTCGTACAGGTAGTCCGCAAAGTTTTTGATATCTGACCGACCTGTGATTTTGGCATTAAAAGGAATGACAATCAGACGTCTCCAAATCCCATCATCGTTCGCACCTACTTTTGGTAGATGGTTGGTGTAAAGAACTAGCGTGTGTGATGGCACAAAATGAAATGGTGCCTTGTACTTCTTCTCAGCTAAGATTTCATCTGTCGAACAAAGTTGTTTAACCATTGAAGTGTTCAACCGCATTCCCTCACTCATCTCAGATGCAATAATAAGACGTTTTCCTTTTAACTCTGCCATTTCAGGGCTAACATTTCGTCGGACACTCATGGTTAGAGCATCTGCCGATAATTTGCCTGAGTAGTTGCCCAGCACTCGTGCAATGGTATTCCAAAAGGTAGACTTGCCGTTTGCCCCACTGCCGTAAGCGATAATAAGGTGCTCTTGGTAAACCTTACCGATAGCAGCCATACCCACCACCATCTGAACGTAGTCGATTAGTTCTTGATTACCACAAAAGAAAGTTGCTAGAGTCTCTAGCCACAAGCCTTTTCCCTTATCGCTTGGCGAAGCTGTTGCCATCTTCGTGATATAGTCAGTTGAATCATGATCTTTTACACCAGCTAAGCCCTGGGATAAGTTAATGGTGGCTTTAGGAGTATTGAGCAACATTTCATTGTTATCAAACTCAGACACACTCATCCGAACCATGTGTTTAGCGGTTTTAACGATAGCTGAGAGATGGCGATAATCACGATATTTCATGACAAATTTATGGAAGTCAAATGCTTTCTTGTACTCCTTAAAGGCTGATAATTGACTTGGTCCATCAAGGGCTTTTTCAATGGCTTTAACCCCCTTAAAAATCAGTTCCTCTGAAATACCTGTTTGGATGAGCCGTTTTGTCTTATCCTCTAGGTTGGCATCTGCCACTGCTAGTTGCTCATCCAAGAAAACATGAACCTGTCGCATGGCCAATTGCTCATCCTCCACCCAGTGTTTCCCATTGAAAGCAAGATAGTCAGTCTCACGAGTAAAAGCAATTCGGTCTCCATATTCACGAGCTAACAGTCCTGCTTCACCAATATCGGTATAGTCATCAGGTCGCATGGCTTCTCGGTTATAGGCCTCAGGTGATACATAATCTTGTGACTGCTTAATGGTTCGATTGTAAAATCGGACTGCACTTCCCCAGATGGAATCTAACTCTGCTATATCAAGTGGTGGTACACATTTCTGTGCCTGCTCATCAAAACCATCCCTAGCTTCTTGGGTCACGCCTAACCGTTTGACAATCTTAGCTGCAAATACTGACATCGTTGAATTACGACTTCCTTGCTGGATTGGTCCACTGGAAGGAGTATAGAAGTCTGCATCGAAATCTTCCTCGTCATCAATAGACACAGCTTGAAACAAATCTTCATCAATAGTTAGCCATGAATCATGCCATATAACCTGTGCATTGGGATTTCCAAAGAAGAACCTTGCCGCATCCTTGGCATTATCATCAAAAAACTTGTATTGATTACAAAGTTCTTCCTTCATTGCTACATAGATGTCTTTATCTGTTACCTCATTAATTTGGAAGTAGATATGAAACTTGGGTCTAGGTGCTTTTCCTGCCTTAGTCTGCATGTGACTACGGCTTGTCACCAAAGCGAAGTTATAATCCGCAAAGATTTCTTTTAATCGCTCTACAGTTATCCACTCATCTGAATTTTCAGAATGGTCATTATCAATATCCATGACCAAAACGTCCGACTGGATGAAATTGGTATTTGAGCGTGTATTGTTTAAAAACAGCCCTGCCACATGGTCGAATTGCGCAACAGTTTGTAGCGATATTTCATCTGTAACAGTTACTTGATTGGGATAAACCGTGGTTGTCTGAACCCCAGTCTGTCCAGAATGAGATAAGGTAAATTGCATTATGCACCCTCCAAATGTAATTAATGATGTGTGGAGATTTTTCCCTCCTACCTTATTAGGTAGAACTACGGCTCATTTTTCCGCACCTTAATAAAATTTTTTTCAAAAAAAATAATCTTCCTTTATATAGCTAGAGGAAGATTATTTTCATGTTTACCAAATAAAAAAAATTTTATAAAAAAGCGGAAAATTACATCCTAGTATTACCTATATAGGTGTAAGGGATGAAAAACATCGATTCAAAAAATTTTTAATAAAAACCGGAATTTTTGTTCACATCTCTACCTAATAAGATAGGAGGTCACAAAATGACTCAAGAAATAACTGTGAATCACAATGATGAACTGGTCGATACACTTACCGCCATCAGCGTCATCTCAAAGCAACTCGCTCGTAAAATAAAGGAGGAAGAAATCAATGAGAAAAATGAAAGAACTGAATAGACTAATTCATGATATGGAAGAAACCGCAAAGTACTACCTTCGATTGGTGGATGAGTTCAAAAAACTCCTATCTACTGATGATGAAACAGTTCCTGAACCAATATCACCAAAATCTGAACCACGAAGGGAAATTCAATTGGAGGATGTCCGTGCAGTCCTTGCGACCAAAGCTAAAAACGGATTTAAGAATGAGGTTCGTGCACTTCTAAATGCTTACGGTGCTTCTTCTCTATCAGCTCTTGACCCTAAACACTTTGCGGCAGTCCTTGAAGAAGCTGGAGGGATTGGTAATGACTAACCACGCCATTCTATCTGCTTCTGCATCACATCGTTGGTTGAACTGCCCACCTTCCGTTCGGTTAACAGAAGATATACCAAATGAAACCTCTGAGTTTGCCCTTGAAGGCACTGATGCTCACGAGTTGTGTGCTTATCTAGTCGAGAAAGCCTTAGGTAGGAATGCGCGTGATCCAACTGAGAATTTAGTATTTTATAACGATGAGATGCAGGAATGTGCAGAAGAATATTGCAACTATGTCATCGAGCAAGTTGAGAAAGCCAAAGGCTACTCTCGTGACCCTACAGTTCTTGTCGAACAACGACTTGACTTTTCCAAATGGGTGCCTGAGGGCTTTGGGACTGGGGATTGCATCATCGTGGCAGACGGACTCCTTCAGGTTATTGACTATAAACACGGACTTGGGGTTCTAGTTGATGCAGACCACAACCCTCAAATGATGTGTTATGCACTTGGAGCACTTGAAATGTTTGATGGACTTTATGATTTCGATAAAGTTACCATGACAATCTTTCAACCACGAAAACATAACATTTCTACCTTTGAGATAGAAAAGACTGAGTTGCTTGAATGGGCTGAAAACGTGCTCGCTCCAAAAGCTGAACTTGCATTCAAAGGTGAAGGGGAAATGCAGTCTGGTAAACACTGCCAATTCTGTAAACTCAAGAATGTCTGTCGCAAACGTGCTGAGGATAATTTAGCTCTTGCCCAGATGGAGTTTGCGAATCCAGCCACCCTTGATAACGAGGACATTGCAGAGATTTTGCCTAAACTAGATTTGTTGATTTCATGGGCAAACGACATCAAAGCTTATGCATTAAATCAAGCAACAGATGGACATCCTATCCCAGGATATAAACTGGTTGAAGGTCGCTCTGTTCGTAAATTCTCTGATGAGTCAGCCGTCAGTCAGATTATGATTGAAGCTGGCTTTGACCCTTACGAGAAGAAACTGCTCACTATCACTGCCATGACCAAACTCGTTGGTAAGAAAACCTTTAATGACCTACTTGGTGGTCTTATCATAAAACCAAGTGGAAAACCAACACTCGTTCCTATTGGCGATAGCCGTCAAGAGATGAACCTAGCAAAAAATGAATTTAAAGAGGATTAACTATATGACAACTAAAGTAATTACAGGACCAAACACTCGCTTCAGCTACTTAAATGCCAATGAGCCAAAGTCAATTAACGGTAGCATTCCCAAGTACAGTGCCTCACTCATCATTCCAAAAGAGGATACTGTCACCATTAACAAAATCAAATCCGCCATTGAGCAAGCTTACAAAGAAGGTGAGTCAAAACTCAAAGGCAATGGCAAATCTGTACCTGCATTATCTACTCTAAAAACTCCTCTACGTGACGGTGATCTTGAACGCCCTGATGATGAAGCGTACAAAAATGCTTACTTCGTAAATGCTAACTCTCCGCATAAACCTGGTGTGGTTGATGGCAATCGTCAAGAAATTATTGATACTTCAGAATTGTACTCTGGTATCTATGGTCGTGCTTCTATTACCTTCTATGCTTTCAATTCTAACGGCAACAAAGGTATTGCTTGCGGTTTGAATAACTTGCAAAAATTGCGTGATGGTGAACCCCTCGGAGGACGCACTCGTGCTGAGGATGATTTTGCGACAGAAGACGATGATGACTTTTTGAACTAGAAAGAGAGAATTAAATTGATGATGTATACTATTTTAACTTGTACTATTATGGGCCTCTGGGTGCTAATCGGACTATACTTCGGGTATATGACCATAAGAGATGACATTCGAAATGAAATTGATCGTAGGGCAAAGCAAAATAAAGAAAAACTTAGCCAAACGCCACTCAGTCGGAAAAATAAATAAAACTTTAGGTGGCAGTACTTCTGTCACCTTTTTCAGAAAGGACAAACTATGCCGATTAAAGAACTTAGTATTGACATCGAAACCTATTGCGAAATTGACTTACGCAAATCTGGTGTCTATCGCTATGCGGAAGATAACAGTTTTGAAATCCTTTTGTTTGCGGTTTCTGTCGATAATGGACCAGTGACTGTTTACGACTTAACTAAGGAGAAATTACCACAAGATATTCTTGAGACCTTGGTGGATGATAGAGTCATCAAATGGGCTTTCAACGCTTCATTTGAGCGAATTTGCCTATCCAACTGGCTCAAGAAATATCATCCTGAATTCTTATCAGATGGATTTCTCTCGCCTAATTCATGGCGGTGTAGCATGATTTGGTCAGCCTATCTAGGAATTCCCCTCTCCCTTGAAGGAGTTGGAACAGTTCTCAAACTCAAAGACCAAAAAATGAGAGAGGGGGCTGACCTCATTCGCTATTTCTGCGTACCTTGTAAGCCTACTAAGATCAATGGAGGGAGAGTTCGCAACTTCCCTTGTCACGCACCTCACAAGTGGTCTACCTTTATCGATTACAACAGACGTGATGTTGAGGTCGAATTGGCCATCAAGGAGAGGATAAAAAACTTCCCAGTACCAGATTTTGTTTGGGATGAGTACCACCAGGATCAGATTATCAATGACCGTGGTATTGGCATAGATATTGATTTTGTCAAAGCTGCTATAAAAATTGATTCAGAAAGCAAAGCTAAAATCCAAGAAGAACTAAAAGCATTAACAGATCTTGAAAATCCCAACTCTGTTCTGCAGATGATTGGCTGGTTACGTGAACATGGAGTAACTACAGATTCTCTAGACAAAAAAGCTGTGAAAGAATTACTCAAAACGGCTGATGAAACAACTGCTCAAGTTCTCAAACTTCGTCAGCAAGCTGCCAAATCTAGTGTATCCAAATACAATGCCATGATGAACTGTGTTTGTAAAGACGGTCGAGCAAGAGGGATGTTTCAATTCTATGGAGCAAACCGAACTGGTCGATGGGCTGGCCGTTTGGTACAGCTTCAGAATTTACCACAGAACCATCTTCCTGACCTAGAGGAAGCTAGAAAACTTTTCAAAACTTGTGACCTAGAAGCTACTGAACTCCTTTACGATACGCAAGATACTCTATCGCAACTTATTCGCACTGCTTTTATTCCAAGTAAGGGTAAGAAGTTCATCGTGTGTGACTTCTCTGCTATCGAAGCTCGTGTCCTGTCCCACTTGGCAGGGGAGAGATGGCGTAGTAAGGTATTTGAACTAGGAAAAGACATCTACTGTATGTCCGCTTCTCAGATGTTTGGAGTACCAGTTGAAAAACACGGACAAAATTCTGAACTAAGGCAAAAAGGGAAAATTGCGGAGCTTGCTTGCGGATATGGTGGTTCAGTCGGTGCACTCAAAGCCATGGGTGCGCTTGAAATGGGCTTATCTGAAGAAGAACTCCAACCACTCGTAAGTTCATGGCGACAAGCAAATCCCAATATCGTTCTCTTCTGGTGGGATGTCGATAATGCCGTAAAGACAGCTGTAAAGGACCTAATTCCAACATCTACTCACGGTATTCAATTTGAAGTCAAAAGTGACATATTGTTCATCACCCTTCCTTCTGGTCGCAAACTAGCGTATATCAAACCAAGAATTGGCGAGAACCAATTCGGAGGGGAATCTGTTACCTACGAAGGGACTGGAACTGCCAAACGTTGGGAGAGGTTAGAAAGTTATGGTCCAAAATTTGTGGAGAACATTGTCCAAGCTATCAGTAGAGACATTCTTGCATACTCTTTGAATCAACTGAAAGAGTTTAAAATTGTAGGTCATGTCCACGATGAAGTAATAATCGAATGCCCAGTGGAACAAAAACTTGATGAGATTGCATCGTTAATGGGGATTGCACCAGATTGGTTGTCTGATATTAACCTTCGTGCCGACGGATACGAATGCTTATTCTATCAGAAAGATTAGTAAAAAATCACCACCTCATAATTGAGATGGCGATTCTGTTATTTATTTAATTCTTTGTAAAGCTCAATCCCTTCTTTCTTAGTATTATTGACTTTTTTATAGCCTGCAGATTTCTGTACTCCTAGTTTTTCAAAGATTTCCTTATTCTCATAACCTTTAAATAGCATTTCCAAAATTTCTGGTGCTTGAAAGTTTGATTCTGCAAGTTTTGATTTCAAAAACTCAAACTGATCCATGAATAGATAAAGCTCAATCCCATCATCGATAACTGGTAAATCTTGTTTCTCTGTGAATGCTTCCCAGGATGAAACTTTAGGGACATTTTTACTAGACTTACGAAAATCTTTGAGATAATCATTTACTGAGTTGTTATACCACCAGACCATCTGTTCATATTCCTCTTCTGCGACTGGAACAAAGGCAGTTAATATTGGAATACCCATAATACGACATTGACGAAACGTACCACGTAGCAAACCTGAATGATGTGAAGTCATGTAGTAATCCTGTACGAACATGGGAACTAGTACTTCACCTTCAGTTGGATGTACTCCAGTTGATGAAGATTGAGCTTGGCAGTAGTTGAAAAAGTTTATATTGATTGTCATGATAGATTGACTTTCCAGTTAATACCGAAAGCACACATGACAAATCAAGGCATGCAAAAAATATTCTTGACCGCATAGTTACTTTCCTCTATGTTATCGGTCAGCCAATTTCACAAGCTGAAAAGTCTCCTATCGTCTCCACATCTGAAATTATGGTCATCGTCATGACTCCGTATTGACGATAGGTGTTCTTGATAAGTCTAGTATAGTACCATTGAACGAAAAGCAACACAGCAAAAAATGAGGGGTAAACCAGTATCCCTCATTTTGAAAACCTTATAGATTCAGGAATTTCAAGTTCTCCTATACCACTCCTTGCCCAACCATCTCTCAATAATTCAGCAACGACAAGCAAAAAGTACCCGTCAAAAAATGACAGGTACATTCAAAATTATTTCTCCCAAAATTCAGGAATGTTCATCTCTACTAACTTTTGGTTACATTCATAAGCTCCTAAATGGTAGTAATACCTCAGCACCATCTTATAAGCACAATGAGTTGGCGTCTCATCTCTAAAAGTAGTCCCACTCTTTTCAATCAATTTAAAACTGAAATCCGGGTATAGCTTCATGCCAAGTACAATCCCCATCATCTTTTCCAATTTCCGACTGGCATCTCTTTGGGTTTCAAAACGCTGAATAGTTGTGAGACTAACACCAGATGCCTCAACGAGTTGTTCTTGGGTGATGCCTTTACGCACACGATGGAAAACTAACATCCCACAAAAACCACTCGGCATCTCCTCATTGATTCTGGCCACCTCCTCAAATATTCTTGCATTATCTGGAATGACCGTACCATTGACAATATTAGTAAACTCTGAAAAATCCACCTCTATTTCAACTGTCGCTTTCCCACGGTACATGACATATTCATTAAATATCGTGATTGATATAGACCTGTTTTTATCTGTCTTATAGGAGATATCAAATAATAAACAACACTCGTCCATGTGTTGGTAGGCATAATCAGTCATTTCATAAACACCATACTCTACCATATTTACATACCGAGGATCGTTGAGACAGAAATGATTATCCACATAAACGTATTGACCAGATTCCATAAGTTTTCTAAACGACTCATTCTTCCAACTCAGGAAGCAGGCATTAGAAAAGGAAATCGTAAAACTCTTATTTTCGGTCATGGCTCGCAGTTCACAACCATAGCTTCGTAGATACTCATCCCCAACAAAATTGTAAATACCTTCAAACTCATGATAACCAAGTTGTTGTAGTCTAATTTTTGCGGCCAAACGAGAAACGTGAAAGAACTCAGCCAGTTCATCGATGATTCTTTCAAACATAGTCAACTTCTCATCACTGGCATACTTCAAGGAGTAATCTGTAAAAAGCTGGTTGACCCTCTGCTTGGTTGTAGACTTAGGCATCAGAATTCTAGCCGCAATACCATTGGCCTGCCATTCCATCCAATCATAGTCACTCCAGTCTGAGGATACAGATGAAGAGGAACTATCTTTTAAACTACTACTTCTCTTATGTCCCTTATCAAAAAGCATCTTATACTCATTATAATAGCGATGAAGTATCCAGTGGACAGATTCGTGAACAACTGTATTATTGTAGCTCCCTTGATTACGTAAGCAGATAACCTCTGGATCAACCAGAATGGTCTTTTTCTTGACTAGTCGAGACACAGGAGTATCTTCATCATAAAACATGACTTCTGTATCTTTAAAGACCATCTCTCCAAAAATAGAGCTGTCCTCTGTTAGTTTCCCCTCCATCTTAGTCAAGCCAATATTAGCTAGATAATCATCAATCGGCAAAGCCATGGGAGCTTCGAGAGCTTGAGGGTAATACTGCTTCAAAATGCCTTCTGCAATCTCGTCAAACTCCGTAGCTTTGATGTAAGGAACAAATTCTGGACTAAGACCTAGTTCTCTCTTGTCATAATCTTTAGGATCAAATGGGATAACTTTTAAGACCTTAAAATCATGTATTCCTTCATTTAGCTCATACTCAACTGTAACTCTTAACCATAAATTGGCACTATCTGTTTCATAGCCATACTTCGTCTGCCCCTTTACTTCAAGAGAAGCAATAACTTGTAGCTCAGAAACAATCATTCCGTCTCGAACTTTACGAGATAAGACTTTCTTTATCGTAAAATCATCCAGCTTCTTGAAATTAGGGTTTTCAATAGTATGTGACTTGACCGATATCTCTGAACGATGACAGTAAATATAGTTATCTACTGCTTTGAAAATATCGTTATAATAGTTTGATTGAAGCAACTTTTCGAATGAATGAAATGCCATATCCTATTCTCCTAAAATCCAGTACTATTACTATCGAGATTTGAACAGCAAACATACCTACTCTTTTCTCTTGCTTTATATTATACACTATGATATACTTTTGTCAATCTATAAAATGACAAAAGATAAGGAGAAAATCATGTTCTCAGCCAGTAAGTTAAAAGAATACAGAATAGCCCAAAAACTATCACAAACAGCTATCGCAAATGAACTAGGGGTGACCAGAGCCACACTGTCCGCTTGGGAGACTGGCAAAACTGTCCCTAATAAGAGACACCTCAAGGAACTGGCTCAAGTCCTCAACATCAAAGCAAATGACCTTCAGGAAGAACACCCCCATCTGACTCTCTATAAACAGCTCAACAAGATAAACAAAAAGAAGGTCGATGAGCTAACTCACAACCTTCTCATGGAACAAAAGATTGTCCCCCTATTTTCAGTTCATGTCCTTGACAATGTGGCTCTATCAGCTGGACATGGGAATGGATTTTGGGATGAATACGAAACCAAGGAAGTCTTTACAGATAAAAAGTACCTCTACGATGTGGCGACTTGGATTGAGGGGCAATCCATGGAACCTGTCTATCAAGACGGTGAAGTTGCCTTAATCCGTGAAGGAGGTTTTGATTACGACGGAGCAGTTTACGCTATAGCTTGGAATGAGCAAGTCTACATCAAGAAAGTTTATCTTGAGAAAGATGGCTATCGCCTCGTTTCCATCAATAAGGAATATCCAGATAAGTTCGCTCCAGCAGAAGATGAACCAAAGATTGTGGGGAAAATAGTTGGAAATTTTATGCCTATTGAACAGTAA